TCATCGCGAGGCTTTCCCAATGGCGGGGTCCAGGGCGGGCAGCACAACGTCGTCCTTGAACTGCGGCGCGCCGGCTTCGTTATCGGGGTTGATGGCGGTGCGGGTGGGATCCCACTTGATCACGAAGCAGATGATGCTGGCGACAAGCGGCACGATCGACAGGATCAGGAAGGTCTTTTCCAGCCCGTAGTTCTCGCGAAAAAGCGGGAACACCAGCAGCCCGATCGCGGCGCCCGTCGAACCCAGCGCGCCGATGATGCCGTTGGCGCCCGCCCGCAATTCGCTGCGAAACGACAGCGACGACAGGCTCTTGCCATTGGCGCCCGGACCGCCGGAGTGGAACAGGATGAACAGCGAGGGCACGATGACGGCCACCCACAGCGGCATCTTGCCGTGGAAGGTGCCCAGGATCAGCAGCATCAGGAACACCGCGGCGAAGCCGAACGCCGACGCGCGCCGCAACCCCAGCTTGCGGCCGATGTACGGCGACAAGAAGCCGCCAAAGATGCCGAACACGTTGAACACCAGAGCGCCGATGGTGGCGAAGATGAAGTCCTTGCCGAACAGGGCGGCGCTGATCAAAGGCAAGTACCAGCCCACGGCGAAATACTGGATCGACTGGCCGATCTGAACGGTGGCCGCCAGAATCGTGCGCGGCAGGTAGACGCCACGGAAGATCAGCAACACGTTGGCCATGCCGCGCTTGGCCTGGTTGGTCACCGGCACCCGTTCATGCACCGGCGCGGCGGCGAAGGGTTGGCCATAAATGCGGGTCATGGCGCGCGCCGCCTGTTCGACACGCTCTTTGCGGGCCAGCCAGATCGGGCTTTCGATCATGTAGCTCAGTTGCAGCACCAGGATGACGACGGCGAAGACAGCGGTGGCCGCCACCGAATAGCGCCAGATCGAATCGCCCACGTCCCAAGAGAAGAACAGCATCGCCAGCAGCAGGTTCGTGCACACGGCCGTGTACCACATGCCCTGCCAGGTGTTCAGCCGGCTTTTGAATTTCAGCGGCGTGAACTCGGCCAGCACAGCCATCGCAATGGCGAAGTCGATGCCGTAGGCCGCGCCGACAAAGAAGCGGCCCACCAGGATGACTTCGAAACTGGGCGCAAACATCACCAGCAGCGCGCCGATCACGGCCAGGAACTTGGCGATGATCAAGGGCCGGATGCGGCCCCAGCGGTCAGCCATCCACCCGCCGATGGGGTTGAAGGCGATGGCGACCCACGCCGCGAACGACGTCATCAGCGCCACCTGCCCGGCGGTCAAACCCAGGTCGCGCGTCATGGGGCCCAATGCCGCGCTCAAAGCGGAATTGGCGAAGGCATCCAGAAACAGTCCGCCCAGCGCCAGCCACCAGATAAGGCCGGCCCGGCCAGTAATACCGGGGCGTGAATCGATATAAGCGATGACATCGTCGATGCCACGTATTTTTACGGTCGATGATTGCACAGTCGTCTCCTCTTGGAATTATTTCTGTAAGAGGTCGACGCAAACTGCGCGCAATAAAAGACCACCCTACAGATGGTCTTTTATCTAAATCTGTGCGGTGACTTTATGGGTTGCGCACAGGGGTGTCAAGAAGAAGGCGTATCGGGATAAACCCTGTTTCCCGACGCTTTTGTGCGCTGGGAAAAAGTATCCAAAGCACCAGAAAAGTATAAGGAACGCGATTAATTTATATGTTTTTTTCTTTATTTTTCAATGACTTGCATTAATTTTGCAAGCAGGCAAACTACGCGCATTCTGAAATTCCACCCAACAAGCCGAAAGAGGATTTCCATGCGCTTAATCACCGATCAAGAACTCAGCAATATGTCGACCGAGAACAAGCGTCGTCGTCATATGGAACTGGATAAGAAGCTTGAAGTGGCGGCCAGCCGTGGCTGGGCCTGCGCCCACCGCATTGAAGCCACCCGCGCCAAGGTGCACGCGGCGATCCAGTCGGATGTGGAATTGGGCCGCGATGTTGAGCAGCGCACGGAAAAGCGGCGCGACCGCGTGAAGTTCAAGAACTGACCGGCTGAATCCGGAGGTTCGCGACAGCTCCGCAGGATTCGCGCCTACTCCGCAGGATTCGCGACAGTTCCGCGGCCAGCTCCAAGCTGGCCCAAAAACAAAAAACCCCCTGGCTCAACAGCCAGGGGGTTTTGTCATATTAGTGGTGCGAAGGAGGGGACTCGAAAAGCTATTATTGGCGCGGCTTTCCGGGTATTTTGGGGCCAATTTGGGGCCACTCGATCAAACTTCGTCGTGGACAAATTCCAGTCCCGAAGCGACTCCCCAGTCCGTCAGCATCGCTCGCCAACGACGCCGTAGCGTGGCCATCCATTTTAGCGCCATGGGCAACCACATATACTGGGCGTTCAATAGCGAGGGTTCTATGTGCAGCCACTATCAGACGCTGAAAGACGCCGAATTGCTGCTCAAAAAGTTCGGCGCGCCCACAAAGCCGTCCGCCGTTGGCAAGTACGACATGTGGCCCAGGTATCAGGGCGTGTTTGTGCGCAGGCCCGTGGAGCATGACGCGGGCGACGAGGCGGTGCCGGAGCGCGAAGCCGTGGCCGGCCGCTGGGGTCTCATCAGCGCAATGACCAAGCCCGAAGGGCTAGACAAAGCCGGCAAGCTGTCCACCTTCAACGCTCGCAGCGAGACCGCCCCCAAGTCCTTCACCTTCAGCAACGCATGGCGTCGCGCACAACACTGCATCATCCCGGCGGATGCCATCTTCGAACCGGACTGGCGTTCCGGGTCGGCAGTGCCCACCCGGTTCACACGGGCTGATGGCGCGCCGCTCGGCATCGCGGGCCTTTGGGACCGGTGGCGCGATGCTGCCGGCCAATGGCAAGAGAGCTACACCATGCTGACCATCAATGCGGACGATGACCCGCTCTTTCGGCATTACCACCAGGCCGGCAAGGAAAAGCGCATGGTCGTCATCCTGCCGGAAGGCGCCTACGGCGACTGGCTGACCGCGCCGACCGAGGCGACCCGGGACTTCCTGGTCCCCTTCCCCTCCGACAAGCTCGTCGCAACTCCGGTGAAGTGACCCCGTTTTTGCTGCAATATACTGTTTTTTTATACAGTATTTAGGCTGCAAACGATGCTCTGTACCGTCACCCGCACCCATTGCCTGGGCGAAAAGCGCCCCGACCGCGATCCCGGCCCCACCATCACCGGCACCGTCCGCATGTACTCGATCATGCGCGATGACTTGAAGCGCTACGTGCGCGTCATGACCATGGACAGCCTCGCCACGTTCGGCGCCACAAAGAAAAGTCCCATTCCCGACCTGCTCCAGCCGGAACTGCTAACGTTCGCGTCCGACCGAGGCATGATGGTCTGCGGCTTCGAAGAAATCGACGGCAAACGCTACTACCAAGGCTGGTGGATGCAGTGGATTGGCGAATGATGCGCCCGACCCTTCTCAAGTAGTCTTGCAACACTATTGCGAACGTCATTCCAAGTCGGCAATACTGGCCTCTCCAATCACCATTCTTTTGGAGGAAATGGCAATGCAACGCGATGACATCCAGAAGCTCGGCGCGCAAGCCGCCCGAGAGGGTCTTAGCCTGTTGGATTGTCCTTATTTACGCACTTCGGAGATGCCAGGCCACTGCGGTGGCTCGATTGCCGAGTGGCGAGAAAAAGTGGAGGCATGGGAAGCCGGTTGGCGCAAAGAGGTGCGGAGCCGCCCGTCTGCCGTCAGGAGCCGGGCTCACCGCTTAGTCACCCAACACCGAAGTCCGCCGATAGTCCTCGGCGCGAGCTAACGTTCGATAAAACGAGGCCCCCACTGCCACCAACCTAGCGCATTCGTCCGGACTCAATTTCGGGCTGACTTCGACGACACAGTTTGCGAACTCTGTCAGTACGTCAGCCCAGTCGTCAAAATTGCGACCAGGGGAAGTTTGAACGATCATCTTTGCAAGTAGTTCGTCTCGTAGCATTGGTCGTACCTTTCAATTTCCGCACCGAGCGCGTGTGCAGCAATTTCAATGCCTACGGCGGGCCCTGCCCGACTGGCGCCCCAGCGACGGGGCGCTTTTTCTTGCCAAAGCCTGGCGCTAGCTTGGCCCTCAACCTCATGGCTGATATGCCGAACTGTTAGGGCGGTGCTAACAATGAAGTGCCACGGGAGAACGCGCTGGCCGTTGGCCTACAAAATCCATCCCGATGCGGACGCGCGAGCTTTAGAAGGAGACATTTATGGCGTCCGGCTCCCGCCTGTCCGATGTCATCGTTAAGCTGCCCGATCGATCCACCTTTCGGGTAGAAAGGCGCCTAGTTATAAAGCGCAGCCCTGATTGCGCGTCGGTCCACCAGTACGTTTGCACCCTCCCATCAGGCGAGGCTGTCATGTGGCTAGGCGATGGCAAATACCGACTGCCGAACGGCTGCATCGCCGTAGCTGTGGCCCACAAGCGGCCCGTCGACTGATACGCAGGAACACCGCTTGCTGCTCCGCCCGTTCCTATAAGGAGGATTCGCATGTCAGACGATCTTACGAACCGAGGCCCACAAGACCGGGCTCGGATCAACGTGAACGAAGACCACGAGCTGCGCTACTGGACCAAAGAACTGGGCGTGAGCGAACAGCGACTGAAAGAGGCGGTGAAATCAGTCGGCGTCTCCGTCGAGGCAGTGAAAGAGCATCTTAAGAAATAGCTACGGCGCGGCGCGCACGCCTTCATACGCCCCCTCGCACGTCAATCCTGCGATGCGGGCGCGGTCTGCAATGCTCGCAAGTTCTTCAGCTCGGTCGCTAACCCTGCCGAGCATGTGGGCGAGCAAATCGACGGCGGCCGCCCCTGTCGGGCTTCCGTCGGCAGCGGCGGGATCTCGGGCGACTGCGGCGCGAGCCAACGTGTAGGCGCGGGCGCGCAGCCCGTCACGCTCAGCGCGAGCACCAGCAGCATCAGCCGCCGCGACCGCGGCTTGTTTCGTTGCATCATCACGAGATTTCTCCACTGCGGCAATGCGCCGCTTTCCTTCTTCTAAAGCCGCGTTGACGGCTGCAACAGTGGCCTGGGCGTGATCGGCCCGTTCTTCCGCATTCTCCCGGCGCAGTTCCGACAACTGTGCGTCGTACCGCCAGCCCTGCGCCTTCCAGGCCGCGCCACCGGCAACGATGGCGCCCACCACAAGGGCCACGGCATAGCCCTTCCAGCCCACTAATGCGCCTGTCAGCTTAGCCAGCGCGTTCATGGCGCCACCTCGGCGACAGCTTGGCGGTAGAGGTCCGGCCAAGTCTGCGGGTGCGGCTTACCGGGGCGCCAGGTGCGCAGGTACAACGCCCAGGCGGAATCAGCGTCACCCACAGCCGGCAGGCGGCCCGGATCGCTCCATAGAAGCAAACGCGCCAGGCCAGCGGCCAGCACATCGTCGTTCTCGATTGCATCCCAGACTTCGGCATCGCGCGCAGGCACACCCCGCGCCTGATACAGCGCCGCAGCTGCCGCGTGTGTTGCAGGGTGCAAGCGGACGCCATGCACCATGCCCCCACCCTGCTCTGCCTGCCAGAAGCTCTTGGCTGGCCCAGTAAGGCGCGGCGGGTTGCCAACGAGTTGGCGGCGATGTTCGAACCGGCTTTCCTGCAACCCGATGGCCAGCAGCATCACGCGCGCGGCCGGCGTGTCCATCTGGTCCGGCAGTAGGGATAGCGCGGGTTTGATTGCAGTCTCGATAACGGTTTGCAGATCCACAATCACCCCTCCCCACCAGGCCGCACGCCCAGAATCTTCGCGCGGACCTCGGCCACCCACTCAAGCAGCCCCTTCTGGCGCATGCTTGCCATCCATCGCATGTACGCCCCCAATACCCACCATGCAGGAAGCCCAGCCAACAGCATGCTCGGCCCCAACACGTAGAACTTCGCCAGTAGCGCGTCATCGCTACCTGCCCCGTGGTGCGCAAGCCAAGTCATCGCCTCCATGAGGCCGGGCTTCCACGCAATGACCGCGCCAGCCAGAGCCGGGCCGAACAGGAATGAACACGCCACAGTCGATATGGTGCGCACCGTAAATTCCCGCGCCGAACGCGGCGGCATGATGAGCAGGCCAAGCATGGCCGCAACCGCTGCCGGCACGCCATACGCGGCCGCGACCTTCAAAGCCGCGAGGCCTCCCAGCCCCGTAGAACCTGGTTCCATAGTTGCACTGCTCCTGTAGACGGTGCGCATGATTGCCTCCCGTTTGGACGAAAAAACGCCCGCCAATGTGGCGGGCAAGAATCTATGGCCGGCGCTACGCAGGCAGCGCGTAGTGGCTTTCAGAATAGGCGGCCAAAATCGCCCGTTCTTCTGCCGTCAGCACCGAATGAAAGACAAACAGGTCGTAGAGGCGGCCACCGAATGCAGCGTTGGTCACTGAAGAACCAGCCGCGCTAAGATTGCCGCCAATGAGCATGCGGCTGTTGGTGTTCATCGGGTTTCCCGGCGCATTCGTGGGAGCCTCTACGCCATCCACATAAAACTTCAGGCGGTTGGCAGCGGGGTTGGCGTTTGGCTGGCGAGCCGCAAGCATGAAATGCGGACCTCCGGAGGCCGGGTAACCCGATGCCGCAGTCACCACGGCGGCGCCAGCTTCCCGGACCCACACCGTCTTGTCCTCGGTGCCGACATAGAAAATCGCCGATGCCAGCGACCCAGTTCCACCGCCCTGCTCGTTGCCGAACACCCCTTCGTTTGCAGCCTGCGCCGCCCCGCTTGGTTGTCCGATCCAGCCAAACGTCCAAGGACTCGGGCCAAGCGGCCACAAAGCGGCGTCCGCAGGCGTACTCAAGATCGTGCCCAGGGCGGCATTGAACTGGAGGTAGGACTTACCGTTTTGCCCGCCCGGAGTCAGCACGGGCCAAGCGGCGCGCCGCAATGTGAGCGGGATATCGTTCACGCGGTCGCGCCAAGCTCCATCGCCCGCAGCAGGGTTGAACATCGTGTCCGCGCGCCACCAAGCCTTCAGGCTGGGGATGCGCGACACCTGTACCTCTAGGTCCGACACAGCGACGACAGGCGCGGTAGCCGGGGCATTAACGCCAATATGGCGAGTGATAAGGGACGTCATAAATTATCTCGCGTTAAAGAGTTCGGCGTGTTGCTTGATGATTTGGAACACCAGTTTGTGACCTGCCTCGTTGGGGTGAAGCGGGTCGGCCTCGCTAAAGAGTTGCTGTCCGGCGTCGAGGGCATCCCGCATCTGCGGATACAGGTTCAAGAAGCTGACTCCAAACAGCCGCGCCAGGTTCTGTTGGCATCGCGCCAACTCGCGCTGCGTGTAGAACTTGCCCTCTTCCTCGAGGGTCGCGTACCCGGCGACCATGGTGACCGTGGCATGGGGTCGATTCGTCTGCAACCACCTGAGAATCTGCGCCATGTTGCTCTGATGCCAAGTCGTATTGGCAGGCGGCGTGGAGGCCCCGCGGTCATTCGTCCCAAGAGCGATGATGAAGTCCGTCGCGCTCAGCGCAATCCCTTCCGTGAGCAATAGGCGATCGGTCGCGGGTGTCGGCAGCCAGGACGCTGAGGATGTGCCGCTTATGCCCTGGTTCACAACTCGGATTACTTTATTGCGCCGCATTCCTTCCACGTTCAGGCTCACGCCGGAGGTGTTAGTAATCCGCACGCGGGATAGGTGATAAGCGGGCATGCTGATCACCAGCGCGTTACCCCATGACTCCGCCGCATCGTTGAATGCCTGCTCGGCGACCCGGACCCCGTCCACGGCCACAGTGAACAGTCGCGTGGCCGCGTCCGCGACCATCCCATAGATCAATTCGAAGCTCTCGGCCAAGCAGTCGAACTCGACGTATCCAGCCGGCGGAACAACAAGAGCCGCCGCCGCCACCGCTGGCTCGGCTGTCGCCACAGTCTGTCGCGGAATCGCCGTTCCATCACCATCACGCAAGACGATAAAAAATGCGTCCGAAAAACCTGCAACTTGGAGCTGGGAAAACGACCCAGAGCCGCCGGCAGCAGCCCCAGGCGCTACCTCTACAACGGGCTCGGCGTCCAATGCGATGTTCAGATAGCGACGCCCAAGGTAGTAGCGCAGCAAGTTTGCCCAAGACGTGGCCACCAAGCTTGATCGAGGATCCGTAAGCCGATGATCGCGAGGGCTGGATGGCCCGGTATTGGAGGCGCCAACACCCCACGTGATACTGTCCCCGATCAGGTGTGCATTCACGTCCTGGGCAACATTCGAGCACCGCAGGACCATCTCCTGCAGGCCGCTTTCCGCGACGGCCGCGCCACTAACAAGCGCGTCGACCTCCAATTGCAATTCCGAGATCCAGGAGGGGTCATAGATCTTTTTGAAGTCCGTGGCCGAAGTCATTTGCCAGCGCTGGCCACCCCGAGTCCAGAAACTGATTGCCCGGTCCCCCTCTCCGACGTTTACCTCCAGGTAGTCGCCCACGGTAGGCGCGGCCACAGCTACACCTTTGGCCTGAAGACTGCCGTCCACTTGCAAGCTGCCCGTCGCGCGTAGTTTGGCGTCTCGGTCCATCCCGAACAGCAGTTTGCCAGTGCTCTTATCCGTGTGCGCGAACGCCCACCCGTCGATACCCAGTTTGGCCTGGTCTGACGTCAGTGTCTCCAACGACTGAACACGCTCCGCGTTTCCTTCAGTCTGGTCCCGCACACCTTGCAGCGCCAACGTGCTTGCGGGCTGGATTTCAGACCATACCCAGTCCGCACCATTCCAAACATAGTCGCCATTGTTTTCAAGAGTCGAATCGCTCGTGACTCGTCCGGTGCTGGGCACGGGGCGACCGATATCTGCCTGCATGGCCGCCTTCGTCAGATAGGTCTTGATGTCCGCCGCAGCAGAGGCAGCGTCCAGGGCTTCCACACGAAGCGTATGCAGGTTTTTGACATCGCTGCCGGCGCGATTGATGTTGGGCGCACCCACAGCACCGTTCGCAAACTCGCCCAACGTACCGGCATCCACGCTGCCGTTGAGCAATTCCTGCTTGGTAAGAAATACAGCCATTTGGCTCTCTCAGTAAAAAAGCCCCGCACTGGGCGGGGCTCGTCTGGGGATGGTCAAGAACTATGCGTGAAAATCGAAATCGTTCTGGTAGTACCTAGCGTCGTAGTTAATCGCCTTCAGCGGAATGGTTCCGTCGTCATTGGCAGCATCCTTCTCGGTCAAGATGAAAGCCTTGGCGGCCCGCGTATCGCTGGCCTCCGTGATGATGTAGCCAGTTGCGTTGTAGCCCTCGCCTCGGCAAACGATCGGCGTGCGCGGCTGGCGCTCCAGCAGCGCCAGCCGCACGGCACCACCAGGGCTTACGCCCATGCTTTCGACCAAGCCGTCGCTGTTTTGCAGGAAGATCACGTAAGGGCCGACGCCCCATTCGAACGGCTGGGACAAGGTCACCAAGCGCCCGTTTTCGTCATCGACGTCCGTGATGTCGCCGTCCTGGCTACTCGCCAACGTATTGTCGGCGCATAGGATCCGCTCACTTACGCGCAGCAGATTAGCCTCCGGCAGCCCATCGAACTCCGTGGATTCATCGTGATAGCGGATCTTGTTCCACCGCCGGTAGGCATGGATGGTGGCTTGCGCTTCCATCCGCACGCCCACGGACTCCACGCGAAGCGGGTTCACGGCCGACCTGTCCGCCGGCAAGTAGATCGTGACCGGCGCGTCGTTCGCCGGGTCAATCCATTGAAACTCGACGCCGTCATACTCGTCGTCGCTTCCCTCGGTGCGCTGCTCTGATCCTGGCAGCTTGTTCCGGTGGCAGAACAGCACGGTTGAATCCTCGGTGGCGCGCTCAAAGAACAGCCGAATGACGCTTCCGCGACGATAGGCCCTGCAATACACCGCCTCCGCGATCATCGAAAGCGTCTCCTCGAAACTGAGGTTGTCGCTGTCGATGGTGTAGTCGAAGCGCGCCACGTCCACACCGAAGTAATCGCGAATGTCTTGCGCCGTTGCATAGATATTGTCAAAGTCCACTTCGGCCGGCGGGCGGTTGCCGATGAGTGGATCAAGGCAGACCGCCGAAATGATCTCGGCCACGTTGGTGGTCGGGTAGAGCTCGGTCGTGAACGTCGAGCCAGAAATCCGCTGCGGCAGTTTGCGGGTCACCAGCAGGTTCAGCTTGCGTTCCTTGACCGCCAGCGCGCCGTCCGTGGCCAGGGTCACAGACTGCACCGTCGTGACATCGCCGAAGTGCGCCTGCTCGACCGACGAGCAGGCATACAGGTCGCGCCACTTGATTTCGTCAACCACTGACCCCTCAAAGTCGGTATCAGAATTCGTCAACCGCCGCGCCCGGAACCGCCAGCGCGCGCTGGCCGCACCCGTGAGCTGAGCGTCCAGCGTATCCGCCCGAACCGAGCGCGTTACTGCGGACCCCAGAATGGTCCTTTCGAAGGCCAACACATCCCCGTAGGGCGTGCCAGCGGCATCCACGCGCTGGGCTTCTATGCGATAAGTCACTTCACGGCGGTACTGCTGGCGGCCGTTGTCCTTGTACAGGCCATTTAGCGCGATCACGTTGGAAATGATGCGGGTAATGGGCCGCACGCTCTCCACAATGAACCAGCCGATCCAGCGCTCGCCGGTGGTGGTGATCGTCGGGTTAAGCACAGACGACTGACCACCGTAGCTCTCTTGCATCACAGTCCAGTTGGGATTTACTGCGGAAGGGGTGTTCAACGTCAACAACGCAGACGTCACAGTGGTCACGGCATAGGTTCCGGACAGATCGAATTGAACAATGTCCGACGGCCTTGTGAGCGCGGGGGCCCCCTCCACGTCAGTGGGGGCTGTACGAAAGGCATTCCAAGCCGCTGAGTTTTGAGACACATCAATCCGCAAACGCGTCACGTCAGTCCCAGGCAGGTAGCTGACACTCAACACGCCATAGATGCCCGTAACGTTGCTATTTGCGGTATACGTGAAATCGCCGTCCCCACCCGTGGTGTCGGTCCACGTCACGTATCCGTTAGAAAGCGTGAGAATTTGGCCTTCCGACCATTCGGCTGCGTGGTTCCCAACGATGTCAACTTCACCCCATGACGGCGACGTCGAGGGATCGGTCCGAAAAATGGCGCCTGCTGGAGGCGTGTAGGTAAACGTCCCTTGCGTCTGCCGGGCGTTCTGCACCGCGATCACGTCACCAGGGATAAACAGCTCGGAAAAGTCTAGATCCGCATCCTGCGACACAATCTCGTTCGGCGACCTGAACACCATGCCGCGCCGGATTACGCTGCCATAGTCCTGCGGCTGTAGGGACTGCCCGTTGACGCTGTTCGCACGCTTTGCCGTCGTCACCGCCAAATTGATCGCGTTCCCAATCCGCAGTTGCGGAGCATGGCCGCTGTTCGCCGACGTGAACGGCGCGTAGACCTCCACCGATGCCCCAGGGATTTCCGCGATCAGCGTGGTGTCGTCGCGCACGTCGTACACCTCGTGGGCGCCGCGCCCGACGCACATGTACGAGACTTCCTTTTCTACATGGTTCTCAAACACCAAGTAGGGTTGTGCGAGCAAGTCCGGGGTTGATCGGACCTGCCCATAAATGTCAGGCACCCGGCCATTGACGCGCACCTGGTTGGTGCGCTCCGAGAGACCATTGTTCGGCGATTCCTTCTGTACATTGCGAGCGGTCTGGTTCGGCGGATCCTGTGCCAGGATGGACGTCAAGATCATGGATGCGGCGGTCGTGATTAGCGCCACCGCCAGAGCAGGCAGGAACTGCGGCCCCAGCGGATAAGCTTCTACCACGAACGGGCCAGGAAGTGCCCGCAGATCGGTGATATCCGCCGGCCTCTCGGGCCGCACGGAACGCCCGGTAGCCATGTCAGTGATGCGGCAGCCAGCCGGCAGGCGCGGTCCCAACTCCGCCTTCAGGAACGCATGCAGGTCCGCCACCTGATACGTCTCGCGCTTCCCGTCAGGAGCCCGGTATAGGTGAACTGTCGTCATGCGTAGAACCTCATATTGCGATACAGCGCCGTCTGCGCCTCAACCGGGAAGAACGAAGCGCCCGATTCATTGATGTGAAGCAACCGCCCACGCACGCACACGGCGATATGGGCGTCGCCGTGAAGAGTTTCCATGAGCGCGATGGAAGGCAGCACCGAGGGGCCTAGCAGCTTGCGCATGCCGCGAAACAACCTCGACAGCCGCCCGGCTGCAAAATCCTCTTCTGTGACCTGATGCAGCCGCCGGTCGCCAGTCAAATGCTCCCAAGCGTCCGCAGCGAAGTGCAGGCAGTTGTAGGTCTTCCGGTCGTAGACCCTGCACAGCAGGAAGTCGATGCTCATAGGTACCCCAGCAGCATCGGGAACAGGTCCGTGCGATACAGCATCCCGGTCTTCGTGACGTTCGTCTGCGGCGCCATGCTGTCGCACTGCGCGCCGTCGCGGTTCCTGACGATCTTGCGAGCCTGTAGCGTGACGGGCCCAACCATCGGCGTTTCCAGGTCATCCGAACGGTAGGCCCGGTACCGGACTGTAGGGGGAAACGTGCGCAGTGTGCCCGCCTGCCGCGCGCGCTCGATCTCGTCAGGTAGGATCTCGCCCAGATCCCCCAGCGTGACCGATATCCCGAAATCCAGGTTGCCGCGGTCGTCCAACTGCCTGAGTCGCATGGGCACGTACTGCCAGAAAACTAGCTCGCCGGACTCTAGGCGAGCCCAGAATCCCCCTCGATACTGCGACTGGAGCCGCCAAACCTGCGAGAAGGCCGGCTGGCTTATTTCCAGAGTTTCCAGTTCGGCGGTACTCTGCGGCGCGCCGAAGTAGAAGTCGATGTATTGGGCGTCATTGTCGTCAAGCATAGGGCAAGTCCTCGTTCACCAATTTCGACAATAGGTCCAGGATCTCCTTTGCCGCCGGAACGCTGCCGTATATCGACAGCATGGTCACCAGCGAGCCCCAGTAATCCAGGGTGGCGTCATCAAACTCAGGCAGCGAGTCAACCTCCAGTTGGAACGTTACTGTCCAACCGTTGCCGCCGATTGGCACCGGCCGGGCCGTCCCGGGCATGAAATGCGCGACATACCTTCGGCTGGTGCTGCTGTCGATGATCAAGTCCGCATAAAATGGGCCGCCACCCAGCCGTCGCATGTTTCGCCAGAATCCCATCAGCACGTCGTACTCCTCTCCGAAGACAACGTACGTGACGGGAACCATGTGCGGAGCGCCTTGCACGCCGGCTCGATAGCGGCCACTTCCGCCTTCCAGGCTGATACGCTGCGAGCCATCACCTAGGTTCGGCCCATAGCCGGCCTGAAGCGGCCGAAAAGGCATTACAGGAAAGTTGCTCATCGCTTTCGCTCAGTCTTGAAGTTCTTCGTCATAGCCCGCGCCCCCCTCGAATTGGGCCGACCGAGTTGCGACTCGATCATTTGAGGTCCCTGCGCAAAAACCTGGTCGCGCGCAATCAACACGACATCGTCACGGGTCAACTGTTCGGCCGTATATTCTTGGGGTGTACCGTTGTTATGGATGGTTATCCGTGGTGGTTGCCCTGCACTGGCTGACGGGGCAGACCTCATCAAGGGAGCAACAAAGCCGCCCTCAAAGCCCCCAAATGGCAACCCGACTCCTGCGTTCATGGCGTCAAGCGCGCCGCGACCGATCCGCGCTGTCGCAGCGGCATTCAATACGTACTCCTGCCCATGCACCAAGCCCGTGATTTGATCGCGTGGCTTATCCCCGGTATAGCCACCGCCGTCAAGGAACATAAGTCCATCCCCAGCGGCACCCACATCAGCGGCTGTTGCACTTCCTATGCCCGCTGCTCCCCCACCCAAGGCGCCGACGATGCTGCCGACCATGCCCACAATCGCCTGCCGGGTTGCAATTCGCGCCAGATCCGAGAGCACTGAAGTCGCAAAGTCTTTGAACGACAGCTTCCCCGTGGTGGCGAACCGGACAATTGCATCCTCCATGCCCTGAAAAGCACTGGAGAACATGCCCTTGGTCTGATCGGCCACGTTCGCGGCGGAGTCCAGATAGTTGTCCAGCGCCGACGTGGCGCCGTTCTTCCAGTCCCCTTGTGCCTTACGCACCTGATCGAAGTACTGCTGCTGCATGGACAGCCGCAGACCCAAGTGTTCTTGCAAGAGCGCCGTCTCGCTCCGGTAGGTTTCCTGCGAGATCTGTCCCGACGCCATTGAGCGATCAAACTGCGCCTGCTGGCGCTGGTGGTCCCGCAAGATCCCCTGCCGCGCACGCAGTTCCTCTTGTGCACGGTCGCCCAGACCCACGCCGGCCACCTGGTCGACGTACTGCTGCTGCTCAAGGTCGCGTGACGAAGCAAGGCTGGCACGCAGCGCATCAACCTTGGCCGTTTCCTGCTTGGTGCGAAGCTCCTTTTCTGCCGCCACGTTCAGATCGAGTTGGCGGCGCAGCAGGTCCTGCTGAGCAAGCAGGCTCTTTTGATCTGCCGTCAGAACCTTCTTGTCCTTCAGGTCGGCAATCTGCTGTTCAAACTCGGCCCGCTTCTGCCCCCACGTCGCAAGCTTCCCCTCGCTTGTAATCTGCGTCTGAAGGGACGCTTCAGCTTCGCGGTACTGCTGCAACAGCTTAGTTGCGGAGTCTTCCGTATTCGCCTTGACGGCGGGGTCCTTGTACTTCTCGTTGATCTGGTCGATCAGCTTCTTTTGCGTCTCCAGGGTCGCGCCCGTGAGATCAGCGTCCTTCTTGACTTGCGCAATCTCCCTTTCGCGCTTCTGGCGGTTGGTCTCCGCTTCCTTGGCGAGAGCTGACAACCGGGCTGCGGCGGCTATCCTCTCGGCTTCCTGGCGTTTCTGCCAGCCCACGATCGCCGCTTGGTCGGCCTGCTGCTGAAGCATTGACGCTTCAGCATTCAGGCGGCTGCTCTCCCGCTCCAGCGGGCGAGCGCGCCGGCGCCCACCGCGACCACCATCCCCGAAGAACGCCTGCGACTCGTCCGTTTGCGGGGTCGCGTTCGCGCGCATCTGCACGAGCTCTGCATTGACAGCGCGTAGCTTGCTCGTGAGGTCATCAAAGCTCGGCGCGCGCCCCAGGCTCTTCATCGCCTCCCAGGCGCCGCTGGCCCCCTGCTTGACCGCATCCCAGGCGGTTTCCAGCGTGCCCAGGTTCTGCCGCACCTCCTCGGCCTGCCGCTTCGCCGCGTCCGCATATGTGCGCTGTGCAAGCGCGGCGGCTTCCTGCGTGCGCCCTTGCCGCTCAAGGCTGGCGATCTGCTGGTAGATCTCCAGCGTCAGGAAATGCTGCTGCTCATTCAGAGCGGCGATCGCCTCGGCCGGTTTGCCGCGCAGGGATTCGAATTCCTGCACGGTGTCGGCGATGGCCTTGCCGGTTGCGCGGTTCATCGCCACCGCAGCGACGCCGACAGCCTCCATGTTCTGGCCGGCGATCTTGCCAGAGCCTGCGATGAGGTTCAGCGCGTCCACCGCCTTCCCACGCGAACCAGCTACATCGGCAATTCTCGTAGCAAGGTTCGACATGCCCGCCGCCGTCTGACCGACAGCATTACCACTCAGGATCAGAGTCTTGGTGAACTGTTCCTGTTCGGCGCGGCCCGACGAGAGGGCAAGCGTAAAGGCTGCGACTGCCGTCGCCGCAATTGTCCAGGGGCTCACAAGGCGCGCAAGGGTACTGCCCAGCGCCCGTGCTGCTGGAACGATGCCTCCGAACATATCTTTCAACTGGCCGCCCTGCTGAAGCAAGACGGTAAGCGGCTGTTGGCCGCCCTGAAGCGACACAACGATATCGGTCAACTGCGCCGGCACGCCGCGAAGGGCCGCCGTCTGCTGTGCTGCGCTAACCCCGTACTGGTTCAACTGCTTCGTGGCGCCGGCCGCTGCGGTACCAGTCGCGGCCAGCTTGGTCTTGAGTTCATCCAGGATCGAAGTCGGAACACCGCGCAGAGCCGCGTTATAGAGGATCTGCTCCTTTCGGGTCATCCCGATCATGTTGGCCTGATTCACCAGCGCGTCAACACGGCGGCGCTCCGCAGCGGCCAGCTTGGTGTAGTCCGCCTGCGCGGCCTGCGACATGTCGCTGGTGCCGCGCTTGGCCGACGCAATCGCACTATCGAACTGGGAGGTATCGACGACGATGTCGAGCCGCGCAGTGCCAATGCTTTCCTGTGCCATATTTAGCTCTTGTGAAGAAATTCCAGGGCGGCACGCTCAATTATTCGCAGTTGGCCCATGACCCGCCGTTGCTGCTTTTTGCGAAAGCCGCACAGCTTTAAATCGGCATACAGCACGGTGTAGTCCAACCCAATAGGCCCCCCGGAGCCGACTCGCCATTGAGTTTGATTGCGGACGAAAAGCGCAAAGGCGTCAGCAAGATCCGGCCACACCTCGATTGGCGGCCTCTTGAAAAGTGCAGCCTTGGATCGGATTCCCGCTCGCGCGAGCGCATCGGCGGAAGGCGGCGCCCAATAGAACGCCGCCACCGCCGCCTTTAGTTTTTTTCCAGTTCGACCTGTAGTGCCCTGTTGTAGGCCTGCACGATGGCAAGGTCGGCGCCCGGCTGGTGCTGGCGCAGCGCGTTAATACCCGACTCATCCAGCGGCATGTCCGCATTCCAGCGGGCAACCAGTTCCAGCAACAACCCGCCCGAGGTGAGCTTGCCCTTCTCGACCTTCGCCATTAGCGCTCGATACTCATCGTCGGTCTTATGTCGAAACGCCAACTCCAACTTCTGAGTACGGCCTTGGCCCGTGATGGTCACCGTAGCTTCAATGACGGGATTCCCTTTAATGATGAACGTCATGGTTTACGCCTCGTCGTAGGTCACGGAGTCAGTGCTCAGCGACAGCGTGAAGCCGTTCTGCAGGTTGACGTTCTGGCCGCCAGTCGGATCTTTGCGAAAGGACGGATAACCGTAGTAATAGGTGACACTTCCATCCGGGTACATCGTTTCCAGCACGATGGGCTCGCCCAATCGATCCGCGACGATCAGCGCCTTGTACCAGGCCTTCTTCCGGTCATGGTCAATGGTGTAGGTCAGCACCGTCGGCGTTTTGACCGTAGGCTTCTGACGCTGCTTTTTCGTCGGGTCTTCCACATACTGGAAAGTGTGAAACTGTTGTTCGCCGCCCGTAATCTGCACGTCGGTGATCTGGTCTAGCGACACCCAGTCGGTCACCTTGCGGTAGGAACCGGCGCCACGGCCTGCTGGGTACAGCCGTAGCGCCGTGGTGTCGGCGCCTTCGATCTTGAAGCCGTCAGCGGTAGCACCGATGGCGCGATATACCGACTCGTTCAGCGCGGCCCAATCCGAGCCGAGCACGAGGATGTCGCCATCTTCTGGAGGGGTTCCGACAGAGGCGACCGGGTCCTCTCCGTTCGTGATGGCGCTGATCGCCACTGCCGCTGCGAGCGCGGTAGAAAAGCGGAATTGCGAGCCGTTGATAAAAATGGAAGACATGGCTTTCCTCAAAAGAAAAACCCGGCGCGCGGCCGGGTCTAGTGTTTAAGCAGGGTGGAAAAATCAGGCGGGAAGAAACCAGATACCAAAATCCTGGCGGGTGCCGTACTTCTTGATGGCCTCTTCGTAGAGGCTGGTGTGCGCGCCGTAGGGTTCCACGGCTGGAAAGTCACTTTCGCAAAGCAAAGTGCCGATTTGGTCGGCAATGGCGTTCGCCTCGGCGCGGGTTGCGGACCAAACGTAAAACTGCACGCGCTGATGCCGCTTTTCGCGTCGTTTTCCCTCGACGTACCACTGATCTTTCCCGCCAGCGCCTTGGTAAACGATCAACGGAAACACGGGCTTGTCCGGCGTAACGTCGGGGTAAGTGCGTCCGGCCACCAAAGGCCCCAGGAGCGCATTCAACTTCGCTTCAAGGCCCATCGGTGCCCCCCTGGCCCGCCAGCAATTGCGGTAGCCGCTCGCGCCCCCGCTGGATCATTGCCGCACGCGCCCGTGCCGAGGCCGCCTCGTATGCCGGCCGCAGGAACGGATAAGCGGGCACCCATTTCGGAGTCGCCAGCCTGCGGCGCTTGTCCGTGACATAGCTCCCATCCGGCTTGCGGATCACCGCGTAGATTTGCCAGTGCCCGAACTCCACCAGGTGCCCGTGGGGTGCCTTGCTCTTGTTCCAGGTGACGGCGTACTGGACTTCCTTTTCGGTCGAATACTTGTCACGGAAGGCCAGATAGATGGCCCCGGCCAGCACCCCGTTGTGGGTGTTGACCCGCGTCTTGGCCTCATCGCGCAGCACCTCGCCCCCCGCAACAGCCATAGAGCGCGCCAGGCTGACCCGTGCCGGTCCCAATAGACGATCCAGGCCCGCCGTCCAGCCGGTGCTATCGAACTTCGCCTGAATGCCGCTAGCCATCGTTGCCCCCCTGCTCACAGATCAGGAATGCCCTCTTTCGGTCCCTGAAGTCGCGGGTGATACCTTTGACTTCGAAAATCGTCCCGTCGTGAATGACGCGCATTCCCTCATCAATACCCAGCGCCTTGGCCGCATCGAAGCTCACGAGGAAGCTGTAACGCGCGATTGACGGCGACACGTTGCCCTGCAAGCTGGACCGAATAGCACCGAGGCCGGTTTCATTCGCGATGCCCGCCCAAAGCGAGCCTGCTTCCTTCCAGTCATCCAGCGGCTGGCCCGCTTCATCAGTCGCGCCGGAGCGGCGCTGCACCAGAATTCGGCGATTCCGCTCTCGAGCCGTCATGGCAATACTCGCGTGTAGGGAAAGACGAGGCGCGCGAATCCTGGGTTCTCATGGAGTACCTTTTCGCCCGCAGCCTCGGGGTTTTCAAGCATGTCTCCCACCAACATGACAATCGCGAGCTTTAACGGCTCCGGCACTGGCCCCGGCTTGCTTGTGAACAGAATCGGGAAAGCGCCGGCTTCGCTGGTGGCTTCACCGGGCCAGATAGGCAGCGGGGACTCTCGGCCGCCGACCGGCGTCCATTCATACGATGCCTCGGCCAATGCAAAGCCCGTTCTGCGTTCGACCAGTTCGCGCGCGGCGGTAATGACGCCGGGGATATCCTCGTCCAGTGCGTCGTGGTCAATATGCAGAAGCCGCTTTACCTGCGCCATGCTCACGGGTTCAACCGACGCGGCAGTAATCAGGCGCAGCATGGTCAGCCTCCTGCCGATTCAACCGCTTTCGGGTGGGGGTCGATGTAGCCAGCGCCTTTCAGCGCGGAAACATGGTCGGCGTCAAACTCGCGCACTTCGCCGCACTTGCCGTAGATGCTGTCGTGCAACACCAGAGCTTTCACCCGTTCCCGGGTGTCCGGCTCGGGAGCCGGCGCATCGGGCGGACCCGGCAGTGTCGCCGCCGGTTCGGTGCCTCCGGCCTCACCAACCCCAGGCGAAGCGGCAGCGGGCGACGTTGCGTCCACTTGGTCAGACAGAGCGGACGGGGCCGGCGGATCGCCACTCGGCGCGGCCTGGGCTGTCGTTTTTCGTGCCATGGTTTCTTCCTTGAAAGAGAAGGCCGGCAGGATCACCCGCCGGCCTGCGATCACCCGGGGCCGCTTAAGCGGCGGCGCCGTGCTGGAACAGCTTCACTGCGCCGCCCACGTCGATCAAATTGCCGCCCGAGCGCATCCACGCCAGGAAGCCAACCTGGCCTTTCTTCACGTAGGCCGAGTCGTTGAAGCGGAACAGCGTGATCGCCATCACGTCGCGGATCTTGTACAGGCTGAAATCGCCGAACGCGATGGACTTGGCGGCGGCCGCCGGCACCGGCATGTGCTGGTTGATTTGGATGTCACGATTCAGCAAGCGATCCGGCGCGCCGCCGGGGTTCCCCTGCTCATAGCCCGGCACGAAGATCGGTCGCCCCTGATCATCCTTGATCTTGCGAATCATCTTCAGCATGTCGTCGTGGAACATCCATTTCGCGCCCAGGCGGTACGCCGGGTCCACGCTGTGCTCGATGTCCACCAGGTCGTCGTAGGTGATCACCGGAATTGCCGAGACGGCGCCGATCTTGCCGACACCGGCGGCGGTAACCACGCCCATGGGGCCGGACGTGCCGGCTCCGATCGTGTAGTGGCGGTTGGTGACGCGACCGAGGCGGGTATTCAGGCGCTGCGTGATAAAGCCTTCGATGTCGGACGAGCTGTCTTGCAGCAGTTCCCAGGGCACGGTCACAACCTTGGAGCTGAACTTGTAGACCTGCAGGCCCTTCGTGCCGAAGCTTACGTCCTGGTCGGTCGCCGACTGGTTCTCGGCAACGATTTCGCCTTCTTCGTTGGTGCCGTCGCTGGTCGGATATTGCATGGGCTCGCCGCCCCCCGTCGTGAAGACGTTGGCCACGGCGCGCATGCCGCCGAACGCCTTCAGCGCATCCAGGATGGAACTGGCCACAGTGGTGGGCACGGTGTAGCCACCCTGCTCCGGGTTGACCGCCGGATTGCCGCTCATGGCGCCGCGGATATGCGTCCAGTCCTCGGCGCTCAGTGCGTTGTCGCCACCACGGCACCACTTATCGAACAGTGCCACGTCGGTGCCGCGATTGCCCTTGGCGCCGGGGCGGGCATCATGTTCACGCACGCCAGCGTCATGCAGGTCGCTTTCGGCCGTCAGGTCCATCATCTTCTGATGGCGCTCGATGGAGGCGTCGATACGGTCGATTTCAGCCGTGTTGTCGTCGTACTTCTTCTGGTGGTCGGCGTTCCAGTTGGCGCCGGGGTTGTTGTCCAGCAGGGCGCGAGTTTCCTTGGCCAGCGCGTTGCGGCGCTCCCGCTCGGCTTGAAGATTGAAAGCCATAACTTAGGTTCCTTCAGTCGAAAAAAAACCGCCCGAAGGCGGTGGGTTGTCCTGCGTGCGGGAGCCGCTTATGCAGGGGTGGCCTCGATCAGCGAAAACCGCCTCTCAAGATCATTTCGCAAGGCTTTGACCTGGGCATCATCCACAACGGGAGATTTCGGCTTGGTCAGCGCCTTGGGCGCATTCTGGTAAGCCGCCAGATTCCATGCGTTGGATGTGGTCGACTTCTTCGCAGCGGCGTCAACAATGCGATCGACAAAGCCATGCTCCAGCGCCTCGTCGGCGCTGAACCAGGTCTCCGCGTCCATCCAGGTCTTGACCTGATCCGCCGACTGGCCGGAGCGGGCCACGTAGTCAGCCATGATCGCGCCGTCCACCTTTTCAAGCAGATCGGCAGTTTCCCGCATGTCGGCCTTGTTGCCGATGGCAACCGTCCAGGCGTTGTGGATCATGAAGAACGCCCCCTGCGAGATCTCTACTTCGTCGCAGGCCATGCAAACGTCGGTAGCTGCGGAAGCAGCCAGGCCGTCCACGTGGGCGACTACCTTCGCCGAATGCTGGCGGATGGCAGTCATCATCGCGCGCGCGTCGAACACGTCGCCCCCCGGCGAGTTAATGCGCAAGTGGATCGTTTCGGCCGTGATGCTGGAAAGGGCCTTGGCAAATTCGGTCGCGTCGATATCGCCCCACCAACCGCCTATAACCCCATGCAGGTAGATCGTATGCTCACCGTTGCTCGACTCGGCGCGCAGCGGCTTCGATCCAGAGGCGTTGTCACGCGCCATCTGAAGCAGTTTCGGAATTTTCATTCTGGGTTTCCCTGTCTTGATCGTTGTCGTGCTCGGGTTCGGCTTGCGCTTGCTCGCCCGCCCGCGTCGGGCGGTCAAACTCGCCGCCCAACGGCTGGAGGTTCTTCACGCGGCGGACCTCATCTACGCTCATCCAGCCCTGCGCACCTGGCCCACCCAATGCCTTAGCGAAGTACTCCGCCTGAGCCTTGGAATCGCCGGCCATGAGCCCATCTGTGTTGTGCTCGGTGAAATACCGCGCGGTGCGGAATAGCTTTCGGTTCAACTCGCCCTTGATCCGCTTCAAGTGAGGGGCCAATGTGTATTTCACAAAGCCGATACCCATCTGCTCAATACCGCTACCCCAGCTGCTGGACTTCGTCATTTCGCCGATCATGTGCGGCGGGACACCAAAGGCGCGCGCCATGTCGATCACCTGCCATTGCCGGGACTCCAGCAGCTGCTGGTCCACCGCCGACATAGTCAATTCCTTGATGTCCAACCCTTCGGTCAGAATCAGCGGAATACGGCGGTTCCCCTGGATACCTCCATACTTGGCAACCCAGGCGGCGCGGAAGTCTTCCTGCATGTCGAAAGACATGGCTGCTGGCGCCTTGATGGCGACCTCGGGCTTGCCCCCTTCGCTGAAGAACTTCCCAGCATGCTCGTCACCCTGGATGGCGATGCCAATGCCGTTGCGCGCGCCCCACTGAATTACGGACATCGAACTGATGCCGTTGAATCCGAATCCGGGAATGTGGATCACGTCATCCTGATCGACCGTGAAGAATCCCTTGTCATCGTAGAAGGTGTATTGCAACCGCCGCAGCTCGCGCGGGCTTTCGCGCTCCTGCTCCCGGATCTCCACACGAGAGCGGGGCCAGGGGATAAGGTTCGTCATGGTGCCGGCACGATTGCGGACGATGTATGCAATACCATCGCCCCGCAGCAGCATCTGCGTCACCAAGAATTCCCACGCCGCAGACGCCACCCAGGTGGGGCAAAACTGCTCGTTCAGCGTCCACCAATACGCGTGGTCCACTTGCTGACGTGCCCCGCCCACGCGCTCAAAGACGGGAAGCGGCAGTTGGGCGATCGATCCGGCGATCAGCGAGACACACGCATACACGGCCGACACCCGCATTGCGGTCTGGTCATTGACCACAGCGGCGGCCGCTGTCCGAGGATCACCAAAAATCTCAAACATGCGGATGTCGGACGATGAGACCGTCCCGCCGTCGGCGATATTGCCTATTGCTGGCTCTTGTCGGCTGTCTGGCTGTACTGCCTGGCCGTCCGAGCCGAAGAATCTGGAAAGTAGTCCCATCACATCACCACGAATCCTTGTTGAATTTTCTTGGGGCCGGCCAATGGGTTCAGCGCCATCAGTTGCGCGGCATCGAAAAGCGCCATCAGCGGGTCAATCTTTGCCGTGCCGCTGGCCTGCTTCGTGATGAGAATTGAATTCGCGCGCTGCTCGATGCGCGCATTGCTGACGGCCCACGCCATCATTGGGCGTCCGCCGTGAGAAAAGGCCCCCTCCGCGAGCTTGCGCTCCACGGTCTTGATGGTGCCTCCAAGGCGCCAACCTTGCGAAACACCGACAAGAACGTTGTCTGGGATGCCCGCATCTGCAAATGCTTCCGCAAATGTGATGCCACTAGGGTCAACCCCGACCCCTTCCTTTTCGGGGAATAGCCCGGCGTCATACACCCTCTTGACGATCTCGGCCAACTCGGCCACGTCGTCCCCAATCCGGTTGACGATGACCAGGTCTTTGTCCTGCTCGAAGTCCCGCAAACGCGGCGCTATTTCCTTTCTGCGCTCCAACACGGACGGATGCGCCCAAGCTCGCCCCCAATGCAACCAGCGCCCCGTCCCAGGCTCTCGGCCTACCAACCCAAGCCCCAATAAGTCGTCTAGGCCGCCACCGTCGATACCTCCTGTTATGACCTCCACGCGAAGCAGGAAATCATCAAGGTGGCGCAGACTCGGGTCGCCATGCGCTTGCCAGTGGTCCGCCCCAGCCCAACGGTCAGACCGCAGATTCAGGCCGATTTCGACGTTGAGGTGCTTTGCCAAGAACTGCTGGAACGCGCCGTCCGTCCTGGCGCGCAGCAGCTTGAGCTGATCCTCCAGCCACTCGGCGCTGACTGAGCGGCCGATATTGGGATTGGTGAAGTAGAAATTGGCCGGGTCAAGATAGGCCTTTGCCTCCAACATATCCTCCGGGAACTCGTACAGAATGCCCAATGTCTTCGGGTCGACCACCTTCCCGTCACGGACATCGCGCCAGTACGCCAGCTTCTCTTTAAAGACGCCTGCGGGCGGGTCATCGCTTTGAGTGGTCAGGTAGATCACCCAGCCTTCATCACGCGATATTTGGCCGCCAAGCGCCTCAAGGAACATCGCCACAGCGTTAGCACGCTTGCCGAATAGCCACAATTCGTCCACCAAGATGCGACCGGACTTCTTGCCCGACACCGTGTCAGTGTCGGCAGCTACCACCTTAAGGCTATTGCGAGTCGTGCGATGGGTAATGGTGCGGATGTGGTCCTGGACGTGGAACATGTCCGACAGCTCCTCATCCGCCCGAACCATTGCCGCCGCCGGCTTGAAGCTGTTGTCTGCGACTTCCTTGGTTGGGGCCAGGATCAAGTGTTCCTCTTCCTGGCGCCAGCAGATGATTACCGCCGTCAACATGATGCCGGCGGCAATAGTCGATTTCGTGTTCTTCTTGCTGATCAGCAGCCCATATTCCCGGATACGTTGCTTTCCGGTTTCGACGTCATATCCGCCGAAGATCGCCCGCACAAAGTCAAAAACCCATTCTTCGGAGCATTCCCCGAAGGTCTGGTGTCGGTACGTCCCAATGGCTTCGTCATAGACTTGGGCCAGATCAACGACCTTGAGCTGCTTGAAGATGCCCAGCGCATATTCGGCCTGGTCGGGATAGACGGGCGGCGGAATGATCGACTTGCGCGTGCGCAGACGTTCCGCCCAATCCGGGCACGCGGTTGTCCAGGTCATGACCTAGCCTTTCCCGACAACGCGCAGATGCGTAGGCGGCGGCGGTGGCGCAAACCGACCGCCCGCCGCCTTGGTCGCTGCCTCCTGTTTGGCGCCCTTCTTGCCCTGTTCAGCAATCTTTCCGTGCGTGAACGGCATCAGAGCCTTCGCAGCCTCCATCCGCAGCTTTGGTTCTTCGCCGAGGTCGTTCATGATCGCCACAAGCACGGCACGTGGGTCTGAGGTCAGGCCCAGCGCCTTTAGGCCCATGCTTTCGCCGGAGTCGGCGGCGCATGGTTCGTCACTGGTAACGTCAGCCGGCGGTGCAGAACCCGGCTTTTTGTTAACCGAATTTTTGTTAACTGTTTTGTTAACTTGGGCAGTCCGCCCCAGAGCGGCCAGCACATGCTTGTCACGCATCAATCGAGCGGCTGCTTGGGCCGCCCCGTTTTCGCTGTAACCCGCATGGATAGCGGCTTTCGCACCGGATAGACCCGACAGCAGCGCGTCGACGAAGCGGCGCTTTTTGTCGGTTAATGCCATAGGTTTTGGTTAACAAAAGTGGGTTAACAATTTTCCGAAACGGGGAAATTTTCTGTGCGTGAGGGAACAGGTGGTTTCCAACGGGAAAGCCCGCCCAACTTTCGACGCCCCCCCGGGGGCCTCGGGTACTAAAGAACGACAACTGATTTCGATCGGATCGCTCTCCATACTGCGCCGCACCAAGAACTGCCAACAGCCAAGTTCATGGTTACGAGAAATCTGGCAGTCGGAGCCGGAACTCGCATTCGGCACGTCCGAAAGACCGCGTAGGCCGCGATCCATTTCCATTGGATCGCCGCGTTGCGAGGGTTGGTAACAAATTGGCGTATATTCATGGTCGGTAAATCCTCAGACTGGAACTCAGCAAGTTATGAACCCCGCCTCTCGGTTGTTGAACTTTGTGGAAGATGCTCAGCGGCACGACATCCCAGGTGTCCAAGCGAACGTGCAATGGGCCCAGATCTTTCTAAAAAAAAAGGCCAATCCAAATTCCGAGGAACTCCACTCAATTTCGCAACGGCTCGACTCCATTCAGAATCAGCTGAATGACCTTGCACAGACTCTCAACGAATTAAGCCTTCCTGGAAACCTCTATCTCCAGCCCATTGCACAGCTGAAATCCGCGACATCGGCCGGTTCGTTGAACAAGCAATGGGATCAAATTCGAGGCGCTTTCAGCGGTGAGAACGTTATGGCACTACGGTGGGCCGCCCACACAATAGGCATGACCGAAGCGCCTGCATCTGATGACGAACTGAAGCAGTTCAATGAACATCTCGAAGCCATGAGGGCCACACTCGAAAGCGGGAAGCTACCGCGGTCCTTGCGGCAAATGATCAAACGCCAGCTCGATTCCATGAATGCAGCATTAGCTGATTACTCCATTTCGGGTATCGCGCCATTGCGGCAGTCCTTGAATGCCGCAATGGGCGAGTTCACACTCGAGAAAGAGACCATTGCCGCTGCTGTCGCAACGGCGACCGACGAAGAAAAGCGAGGTATACAAAAGCACTTTGACACCATCAAACGTGGCGCCGACCTCGTGGAGAAAACAGCAAAAGTTGCTGGAGCGGGCCAGCAGCTTCTGGGATATGCAAATAAGGCGGTCGAAGCTTTAGCTGGATTTTTCTGACCGCCTTATCACGCCCTCCCATTTGCTCTATATCCCATGTCCTGCCGCGTCTTGGCGTCATGGCAGCCGACCTTGCGTCCGTGCGCGTCACGGGACACGCACAGCACCTGGGTGTTTGCGTCGGTGTCATCGCCGCCATCGAATAGGCTTACCTTGTGGTCAAGCTCGAAGCCGTTCGGGTACAGGGTCAATGTTCCGCAACGCGCGCAGTGCGGATCAGCGGACCAAACGCGCAACCGACGGTTTTGCAGCTTGCGGCCTGTCATGCGCTTGGCGCTGGGCGTGGGCGCTGCGGTCAACCTTGAACCAGCCATTACAATGCGCGGCTTAAGTGTCTTTAGCTTCATGCCTACGCTCTCACAGCCCGAACTCGCGCAGCGTAGGCGCGCGCCACTGCCGCTATTGCATCCAGGCGGAAGACATACTGAGCCATGTAATACGCTCGACGCTCCCGCCGCATACCAGTCTCAAGCTTCGGCAAGCCCTTGAGCTTATGCTGGTACATTCGGCTGCAATCTTCGAGTGCCTGCTGCGCAGCCATACAAAACTCCGGATCAGCGCCTGCGCGCCTCGCCTGTGTGATGTCTCGCCGTGCGCTTGCCATCATTTCTCGCGACATATCGAATCCTCCTAGACCACTACCGACATCGAGCCAACAGTGACAAAAGCTGAGTGCGAACGGGCCATCCGACAGCTGTGCCATCAATGGAAGCGCACCGACTATGCCGGTCTTCCCGATCAGAACTTGCGGTTCTCAGACTTCCGAGCCTGGCTGGAACAATCCCATCCAGAACTGCTTCGGTTCCGTTCAGTGATGCCCGCCGTGGACGTAGCCGAAATGTGGTTCGATCAGGAGTTCCGGCAAACGTGGCGGAACTGAATTAACCCTCAGCGCCAACCTTGCCGGGTGCCACCAACTGCACACCGCACGGCGCGATGATCCCTTCCCCACACGCCATGCCCAGCGCGCGGCCCTCGGCGAAGGTTGGAGTTTTATAGCTGCAATGCAGAAGCCCCGACCGGAGAATCCGTACCGGGGCTTTGTTATATGTGAAGCGGGCAGAGGGCATCGATTCCTCGCCGCGCTGTGGGCTCGGCCAAATCAACCGACGGCTTTTGACTCAAGCCGATATACACTCGGCCGATAGACTCCGGTCATCAGGCCGATCAGGAGACCAGAAGGCAGACGCAGTGCTTAAGTCGCGGATCCCTCACCGCTACGAATTGGAGCCAAAGCACATGGGCCACGCCGCCCCTCGCACAACAAAATTCCTGGTGGAGTTGGTTGGAGATCAGGAGACGGTAAACGGCATATGTTCCAGATGCCCAGAAGGCATTTCCCTCGAAGAGAATTTCGTGGGCTGGAAGAAGACTCCAAACCCGCTGATCCAAGTGTTTTTTGTTGCGGATCAAGACTTGGGAGCGGATACGGCGGCGTTACTGTTCGCCTTGGCCTTAGAAGACCTGCCTGCGCGAGGCGGCACCTCTTTGTGGGTGCTGGTAACCGTGGGCTTCGACGTCGACCTGGCAACCATTGAAGATCATTTCCATCGTATCGCTGAGTGCAACTGGGTAGACATTCGGTACTCAACGGCGCCAGGCCCCGTCATTCAGGTCAAAACCACAAATATCACCGCGCTTTTAAAAGGCGCGGCAGCGGCCAGCCGCGAGGCTGACCAATGAGCGCTCGCAGTCAGGTCTGCGCTTGCGGCGGCAGCGAGAAACGCAAAGCCCCAGCTGTCCTGCCCCGATGGGCCTCGTTCGAAACGACCTGGGAATGCGTCCGGGGCCTAGTGTCGGGTGCACGATTCGACGATAAAGTGCTGACGATTGCGGCCGTCTAACTCTGCGGCCGCAAGCCAACGTGGAGTGACGCCTCGCCCTGTCCATGTGTGTCCCGTCTCAGGATCTCGGTACTTGGGCGCTACTTGGGAACGCCTATCCAAGCGCGGTACCTGAACATCCGGGGGTTTCGGCGAAAGACGCTGATACGCGGCCGTTATCTCATCCGGCATGATTTTGGATTCACGCATCAAACGAACAATTTCGCGGACAGCCAACGCTTTCCTCTTTGCACGTAGCGCGTACACGCGATGCTCCAACTGACCGATTTCTGCGGACAATACTCTCAGCGACTTTCTTTGCTTCATGGCGGCTCCCTCTGACCGTGTGACGCACTTTATTACTCACGCAATTTAGTTGGCAGTCGGGGAGAACCCTGATGAATGATCGGCTTTGCCACTTGAGAATCTCCATGTAACCTGGCCGCCGCCTGTATAAGTGCGTCAGCCTTGGGTCGATTACTGCTTACCCCGTGTTTCGGCTGTTAGTCAGGGACTCGCGATTCTCCTGCTGTCGCCGTCTTCTTCAGCGGCAATGCAAAAGCCCCGACCGGACGACCCGTATCGGGGCTTCGTTCGATTGGGACCGGACGAGACCAAAAGTCCGATTCACAAACCCACCGTGCCGGGCGAAACTCGAAGACTAAATCCTGTTTAAAAAGGAGCGAGCGAGTGCCGGCAAATCACAACAAGCGCTTGATTGCAGTAATTGCAATGGCTGAAGACGGAACAACCTACCGTATCGAGAGAAGATGTAGAAGTTTGACCGGTGACGAAGGACCGGATGCATTTTTCTACTGTTGCCTCCCTGATGGGCAGCCAGTCGGATGGCTTGGCAAAGGAATCTACAAAATGCCCGATGGGAAGATCGCCAAGGCCGTGGGCACGCACTCGTCTTGGAATTAGCCCTGGAGCGGGCTGGCCCGATCGAACCTGCGTATGAGGCTTGGAAGGCCGGTAGCTCCCCTTGAGCGTGCCCGCAAATCTGGGACAAACCCTAATCCCTGCCCCGCGAGGGCGGCGGATGTGGGCTAAAGACGTATTGACCGTCATACGTCAGAGTGACCAAATGAGGACGGGGCGGGATCGGCCACCTAGTCAAATGGAATCGTGCCATGCATACGGTCTACACAAAGCGCACTACCGAGTTGATTGCGGTAAGCCCAAATGGAACCACGTACGTTATTGAGCGCCGATGCCGATCGCTGCCTTGCGACGATGGGGAGCAGGCGTTTTTTTATTGTTGCCTGCAAGACGGGAGTGCTGTGTCCTGGATGGGTCAAAACCATTACCAGCTATCGGATGGCACCACTCTTCTCGCAGTTGCCTGTCGCCTCACCGACCCCAACTAAAGCCCGCTAGAAATGCAAAAAGCCCGCTGCTTTCGCTGGCGGGCATTTAAAGCCAAAACGGCTGTCAATCGGAAGACATAGCGCCGTTTATGGAAGCCTCGATACGATGAACGAAACTTCGTTTTGATGGTTAGGATATCGACTATTTTGGAGCGCGGCGAAGTCTTTCTTGGAGATTCGGTGTCGGTAAGCGTCGTGCAACTCCACCATAAACTGGTTCGCCTCGGCTTCTGTATCGATGGGCATGCGCTTGTAGTTCGGGTCTGCTTTGATCTGGTCCACCAGACCGTTAAACCAAGTATAGAAGGGCTTGTCGTCCACCGCCGCCGCAACGCGGGGGTCAGTATTTGTCGCACACCCCTGTATCGCAGGCACAACCAGAACGCATGCTAGGAGGGCGGCGCGCCCGAACTTGCTCACTTTCATTTTCATGCTCACATCCCCGAGGAATTCCAAGTAGGAGCATTGAAGATACTTCGATATGAGCGCGGTCAGAAGTAAAAAAAACCCGTCAGCAATGAAAAAACCCGCTGCTTTCGCTGGCGGGCTTTCTATGTACGCACTTATTCAAAGTGACTAAACAGGGCGAACTTTAGCAGAGAAAATTCAACCTCGCAAGATCTCAATCACAAAGGCCTTTTGCAGACAGCAGATCCGCCGCGTGCTCCATCGCCAGCGCTTCGACTCCCTTCTGGCCCGCGCTGCGTTCGCCACCTTTCTGCTTCGTGGTCCGCGTGCCATACAGCCAAAGCTTGATCTTCCCGTTGTGGTTGGTTGCAGTCGCGGCGCTGACGCCCGCCCGTTCGGCGGCATCTGACAGCTTCACATCCTTGCCAAAGTAGCGCGCCACAATCGCGTCACGCAGCACACGCGGTGTCGGATGCGCCGACAAGGCACCACACGCAGCCGCGTCAGAGATTTCGCGTACCGCCGCGAGCCAATCATGCCGATCAACGGTGCCCTGGCAGCATTTGCAGCGGTCCGTTCGGGGCACAAAGCGCGCAACTAGGATGGCTCGGTACAGGCGGGGCAACGGATCCAGCGCCCCGAAGACAAAGGCGGCCTGCCCTGCCCCGTCAGTGCCGCCCAAGCCCTTACCCTCTGACGGCGCCCGCGCCATGCGAGCCATCATGGGCTTGTCATACACCTGGTCGGTGTGGTTATAGGCGAAGGTCAGCGCCGCATGAGCGGTCGCAAACAGTCGGCTGGGTTTCGCCTCCACGACCGGGGTCGAAGCCAGGCGGGAAAGGGTCAAGGTGGTCATCAGATAATCCCCGGGGAATAAGTCACTTTCGCGGGCAGCATTTCCCGCATCCATTGCATTGCCGCTTCCCATCCGAGGATTACGGTGTGCCGCCCCCGGACAGGAAAAATCTTTGGGTTCACGTCGTGGGCATCGACCATCACCGATTCGCCACGCGCCCCGGTTTGCCTGTAGATCAACACCGGTACGCCTTGTTCGCCGGCCTGCTGCTGCGCCTGACGCCACCATGCGGGCAAGCAGAGCGTGTTGGCGTGCTTGCATTCGATGCTGATGCGCGCGAAGGCCGGATCGTCCGCCACCACATCGCTATCACCAACCGCGTTGCGCACGCGCCGCCGCCAAACCTTGCCGGTTGCCTCGGTCAGCATGTTGGCCACCTTGCGCTCATACGACGCGCCTTTGTTGCGTGCCATTGCGCTCATGCTCGCGCCCCCTGGTCGGGGTAAGCGTCCATCGCGGCCTGCGCCATGGCAATCACCGTGGGCGAGTACTGCGTGCCGCCCTTCTTCACAGCGTCCAGAATGCGCTTTGCCCCTCGGCGGGGGTCGCGTCCCGACTCGTTCAGGATCGCGCCCGCCCCCATCGCCTTCAGTGCCTTGGCCGCTTCTTCCGGCGTGGCTTGGGTAGCACCCGGCGCGGGCAAGGCGGCCGCAGGCGTGGGGACCGGGTGCCATTGGCCGCGCGCCATCTCGTCACCGAATGCCCGTTCCCACCGCGCCTTCAGCACCGCATAGCCGCAGTTCAGCAAATCATGCGTACCAACGGCCACCGCTGCCCAGTAAATCGCCGGATGCGCCCAGTTCCCAATTTCGCCACGGCGGCGCGCGGTCATTCCGGCCACTGCGTCATGGAACGCAACCTCGGGCGTCATCCAGGGGCGGCACAAGCGGATGAACTCGGGCAGCGTGGGCGGCCAGTCACGGCTCAAACATGCAACGATGCCCACGCGGGCCTCGGCTTCGGTAAAGCCGGCCAGCATCTGATTCCAAGATTGCTTGACCTCGCGAGGTGTGAGCCCTTCCCACGCCTGAGCAAACTTCGTGCCGTACATGAGGCGCAATTCAGCGACCACCAGATCGCCAATGCCATTGCCAGCGGTCGGATTAGTGAGTTGTGACATCGATGATCCCCATGTCGATTTCGGTTTGCGGCACGCCTTGCGAAAGCGACGCGCCCATTTCTTCATTCCAAGACGCCCGGCGTTGGGCCGCGCTCTGCGGGCGGCTGGGCCGTGCTGCACCGGAGCGCAGGACACGTTGCAGGTAGGCAACCGGTTCAATGGCCTGGTCGTCCACGCATTGCTGGATGGCCCGCACGATGTCGGCGTCGTCGTGGCCCTTGCGGAACATGCCCAGCATGGAGCGGGCTTGCTTCTCGGGCTGGCCGGCAGCGATCAGCAAGGGCAGGCCCAAGGCGAAAATCTTCTCTACGGCTGATGGCGGCTGCGGCGGCGTGCCGCCCGTTCCGCTAGGAACGGAATAGTTATTGGTTCTTGGTTCTTGGTTAGGGTTACGAGTGGGTTCTTGCTGGCCCCCGACTGGGTTTGCTTTCGCATCCGTTTGGGTTTCTTCTGGCAACCCATCAGAAACCGACTGGGTTTCGTTGGGTTTCTTTTTGGGCCTTCCGCCCGCCTTCCCGTTATCCCGGTTGGTTTTCGCCTTCTGCTGGTACGCGGCGATTTCGCTATCCGCTCGCTTATTGCGCCATGCCCCATCCACAAGCTCGAAGAACTCTTGCAGGATCATCGGCACAGCCGCGCGCTCTTCCTCGCTGCGCGCCCCCACCCACCGGCAGACCTGTGGCAGATCGTCCTTGATGGGCTGTTCCTCGGCGTAGTAACGACGCAGCAGGCGGCTGTAGATGGCGTCTTCAACCAGGCTCAAGTGCATCGTGGCCTGGGCGTAGTCGCCGATGTTGTGGCTGTAGTAGTTCATTCGGTGACTCCATAGAGCGCTTGAAAGCCGCGCTCCGCTTCCTCGGGCCACTTGCCCAGGTCGATGATTCGCTGGCGCGTAAGGCGCAATCCAGGGATGAAATAGCTCAGCTTCATTTCTCTCGGAGCCTTGGACTGGTCCAGGAAGAAGTGGCAACCGCCGCAGGCGAACGCGATGGCCCAGTCATGAGCCTTGATGCCCTTCCCCTTGCCGTCTCGCGTCCGATTCGAATGGGCCGATACCGTGCTTTCAGTTCCGCCCCAGCAGTAGCTTGGAACCCGCGTGAGGCATTCCTCGCCCTTGGCAAGCGCCAACAGAGCGGGGTTGCGATAGACGGTCTTGGGCTTCTTCTTGCGCTTCTTGCGCGCCTTGATGGCGGCACGGGGCGGCGGCATTGGGGTGGTCCGAATCGGCGCAGCACGCATCATCGGCGCGCTGCGCTTCATGGGGGTCTTGTTCTTCAGGGGCGTACGGCGCGTCAACGACATCCCGCCCCCGATGCAGCTTTGACCCGCCACCAGTACGGGAACTTCCAGCCGTTCATACGCCGGGTGACCAATCCTGCTTGGGTCGCGTCGAACAGGAACGACTGAACCGCAAGAGCGGCAGCATCAGCACGCGATGTGCTGGGCCACGGGTCCACGGCCACCAGGGCGGGCTGGACGATTCCCTGCAGCGCCTTGATATCGACGCGGCGCTGGGTGTCGATAATGGCCTGCTTGACCGCTTGCACGGTCGCAGACGGCACGCGGTAGCCCCGGAACATGTGCAAGCAGTCAGCCATAGATCCCGCTCCAATCTACGAACGGGATGCGAACCGCTGTATGGAACAACGTGGCCGCTTCGGCGTTGTGGTCCAGATCCGCGCGGCTGGTGATACCGCACACGTCGCGGACGAACTGCGCGGCGTGCTGCTGGGCCGACACGCCATCGGGGGCGGCGCCAACGCGGGAAACAACCCACCGCTGAAACTTCGCGCCGTTGCACATCATTGCAGCCGCGCGCGACAGCGCCGCCCCCTTACGCTCCGTGGACGCGATACGCGCCCGCACGGGTACACCAGAAGTTCCACGCTGCATCATTGGTCGGCCATCCCGCTAAGGCGACGAGCCACACCAGCCACCGCTTCCATCAAGGCACGGCCGGCCGCATTCACGCGCATCATTTCCTGCTGATCGACACCTCCATCTGCCAAAGCGTCGTAGACCTCCTGACCAAAGGAGCCGTGGGCGACCATCAGCGCGGCCACCTGTTCCAACACGGACACGTCGCTTTCAGCGCAGTTGTCGGGTGCCTTGACCAGCAGATAGCCGTTGCTGTGCGCAAACGCGGCCAAGATCCGCGCGTCACCCGTCATCCGCACAACACGGTCAGCTTCAGCAAGCGTGAGGTGATGCGTGGTGTTGTTCGGGTTGACCTTGTTGCGCAGCACGGCGGCCGAAATCCCAACCAGCGGACCCAGCGACTCGCTGCCGCCCTTGTATTCATGCACCGTCAGATCGGCCGCAGTGGTGATGTTCATTTCTTCGATTCCTGAACGTATCTATTGCTAAGCAGCGGCTTTACGATTCGCCGCATGGAAAAACAACAAGCGCCCTACACGTCCAGCGGTCCAATCTGGATCTTGTCGCTAGGCTTTGCCAGTGCCGCCGGCTGCGGTGCCGGCTGGGCCGGCGTCGTCGCGCTGTCCATGCGCTCTCTCCTGAAAATGGGTGGTCAGCCCCTTAGAATGGTTGCTCTCACACAAAACTCTCGCCCCTATTGGAGGGGGCTGACCATGGCTGAAAACATTCCGCTTTTCCCTGTCGCGAATTGGACGGCTGGACCCGTCCCACAACTTGGCTTGGCGGTAATCAAGTTCGATTTCCTGACGAATCCAATGCAACGCCCGGAAGAGGCCAACCCCGGCCGGCACTACGCTTTAACGCCTGGGCAGCTTCGAGACCTGATAGAGCAAATGCAGTCGGCACTTCAGAAGCTGGAAAGCGAGCTTCCTCAAGGCCAACCAGGGCCGACGCACTGACAAGAAATTCGCTTCTCGCATCAGGCTCCGCGCCCCCGGATGTCGAGCCGATGCTGTCATTGACTCCCGACATAAGGGGCACCATGGACATTGCTTCCGCCTTCAGCAGCCTCAGCGCCGCCATCGGCCTGGCGCAAAACGCACTCAGTGCACGAGATGAGCGCAAGATCTCCGACGCCAAGCAGGAAATCACACGGGTATTGATCGAGGTTCAGAACTCCTGTCTGGACCTCCAACAGAAACTGTTTGCGAGCGCCCAGGCGGAACGCTCGGCGGAAGACGAATGCCGCGCTCTTCGCCAACGTGTCGCTGAGCTGGAAAAGCAAGCGACTGACAGGGACCGATATGAGATGAAAGAAATCCATCCAGGCACGTTCGTCCTTCGCCTGAAGGAATCGGCCGCAAATGGAGAGCCACCGCACAGCCTTTGCCAACCCTGCATGGACAACCTTGGTAAGAAGGCGGTACTCCAGATCGCATACGGCTGGCATTCGAAGCTCGCGTGCCCTGAATGCAAAACCGAATACCAATCCGCACCCAGCGCTCGTGCGACAGTGGTTTCGTTTTAGGCAGCGGCTATGCATGGGAGGGCTCCCGCCGAGCGACAGCCGAACACGATTGGATGCGTGCATTGATGTCATGCCGCCCTCGCCCCGCCGCTTTCCGCCAACCGCTTCTTGAGCCGGCGCGCAGATTTACGAAGCACGTCCCATCGGAACGTAGGCAGTAGTTCCTCACAGCGCACGCCCGTCGCCTCTTCGATTAGGGGGCAATGTTCGGAAGGTAGCGGTCGCTTCAGATGAACCCAGTCATGAGCGCTGACGGGAGTGACCCGAAGAATTCGAGCGAGCGCCGCCTGACCGCCGGCTACATCGCATGCCCGGGATAGGGCTTCGTGTCGTTTTTTCATGTCCATGCCGCATTATTAGGCGACGCCTAATTAATGTCAATAGGAATTGCCTAATGCGGCACCACAAGGCGAAAGTTAGGCAATGCTTAATGGAACTGACCTAGGCGCCGCGATAAAAGCGGCAATTGAAAAGAAGATTGCTAGCGGCGCAGTCGCGTCGCAGGCTGCGATCGCACGCCATTTCAATGTGAAGCCTCCCTCCATCCATGACTGGATCAAGAAGGGGTCGATATCGAAGGACAAGCTTCCGGAACTATGGCGCTACTTCTCGGATGTGGTTGGTCCTGACCACTGGGGGCTAAAGGCGTGGCCCGACATGGGTGCAGCGACGCCAGAAGCGACGGCGCCTGAGCCCCAGCCCTGGCCCTTCCCAGACATTTCGGAGAGAGATGTGCGGGCGTTGCCCCCGGCCCACATCAATGCGTTGCAAGGTGCGCTCGCGGTAGTGATTGCCCAGCTCAAGCTCGGCGTGAAGGTCACCGAGACGCCAAAGGCCGCATCTCGCCTGATCAACATGGACAACGCGAGTGACGAATTCCCGATGCGGGCCAGCTCGGATTCCCAACATTGGGAACGCGGCGCTGCGGCACGAGAGGTCGGCGCCACGCTCCGCCTCAATCAGATGCCAAATGTGGGCCACGTGCCGCATGCCGGCTATTCGGCTAACGATCAAGAATTCCTCTCGATCCCTGAGTTGGACGTGCGCTTGGCTGCCGGGCGTCTGGGTATCGAGAACTACCACGAGACGGAAATCGGCGGAATTTTGTTCCGCCGATCCTTCCTGGAATCGTTCAGGCTGCCCATCGAGCGCATGAAGATCGTCTATGCGGATGGCGACAGCATGGAGCCGGTAATTCGCAATGAAGGGCCAATGCTGTTCTTCGAAGAACCGATAACGAACGTTCGCAAGATCGACTCACGCACCGTGTACGCGATCAACTTAGGCGGCAAGATGGTAGTGAAATGCATCCAACGAGAGCGCGATGGAACGCTACTAGCCAAGTCCTTGAACCCCGCGCACCCTCCCTTCCCCCTGAAGCTGGACAACGGTCAGGACGTGCGGATAGTCGGTCACATCCTTTGGTCGCCTTACGACCTTAGGAACGGCGTGGATGAGCGGTTATTGCGGAGCTAGGCGCTAGATATGAATGAAAATTCCAAACCGAACGATCGCCCCACCTACGAAGACATGCAAAAGATCTTCGCAGATCTAGGCAACGATCCAACCCAGCAGACCGACCTAAGTCGCCTAATTAGTCAGTATCAGAAATTACACGCATCCCAAAAAGTGCTGGCGCGTGAATACATGAAACTCCGGCAGGCCATAGTCGACTTTGGTTCGGGAGTAGTGCCTATTTTAGAAGCAGCCGTCAGAACCAATTCAGACACTATCCGCGCAGACGCAATCGCCCCTTTGGTTAGACAGTTGTTGGCTGAATCGCTGTCTCCTCCGGGAAAAGAAGGTGATGACGCATCATGATTGAATCGGCTGATGTGAAGGAGACGCGGCAATTACTTGACCGCTTAAAGGCGCAGGCACCGCTGCCGAACACCGGTGGCCCGCCAGCACCTCCTATTGCCGCCAATGGAAACGGAGGGGATAATGGCGGTATGGAAGCGCGTGTAGCCAAATTGGAAGCGTCGGTGGATTACATCCAGCGCGAGATATCCGAACTGAAGACTGAGGTTCGGGGGATCCGTTCGGACGCTCGTACCGATTTTCGGTTGCTTTTTGGCGCGCTGATCGCTGTAGCTTTAGGCTTAGCGGGGCTAATGGCGAAGGGATTTGGTTGGCTAGCATAGCTAGTGTCGTGTTTTTGGAATTGCCACCTCCGGGTGGCTTTTTTATTGCAGCGGCTTCCAGCGCGGATCTGGGCCGCCCCGCATGCACGAATCGTAGACCGCCTTATAGACCGCCATTGGGTGGCCGATGTCGCTAGCGCCACCGAAGTACACATTGTTGACGATGCCCTTCAGCTCGGTCTCCGAGAACTTGAAAGACTTGTCCGCCTTCATCTGGGCATGCGCCTGATCTGGGTAAATCCTAACGTTCCTCGAGCCGGCCACAACCTTGTGTGCGGCTGCAAGATCAATGCATCTCTGATTTCGGGCGTTCGCATCAGTCTGCCCGAAACCCGCCGGTGCCCATAGCCCGCCGGGAAGCGCAATGGCCCAAGCTGCGCTTCCAAACTTCCTCATGATGGTCTGCTGTTAGCGCGTTCGTACTTCACGCGAGCACCCACACGCCTCAATAATTAGGCATAGCCTATTGACAATAAATTAGGCGACGCCTAATATTCATCTACGCGTTGCAAACACTGCGCCGCAAGAAGCCCTCGGCCTCGTATCCCAGCGAGAGGACGTTACCGCGACAAAGTCGGGTGGGCACGGGAAGCAGGACGGCAGCATGCTCTTTAACAACTTAGGCCGCCCGCCCCCGAGAGGGAGGAAGGGCGAAACAGGACAACCAGGCGCCAGCACGCCCCCGGACCCTGTGTGCTTGGGCTTCAACTGCCAAGCAACGCCCAGCCGGGCGTGGCGACGATAACCCCGGCGAGCTTTACTTCCGCTGGGACCGTTCCTTAGCCCTTTGATAGCAAGCTCTATACACCTCGTTTTCAAAGTCTCTAATGACTCGCTCTTTAGCCGCTTCGGTGGAATACCTTGGTTCTTCAAAGGCCCATTCCACCAAAGCTCTGCTCAATTCTCCATCGTCCGCTCTGTCAGGCTTGGAAAAGAGGTCCATCAGCTCCGACATAGGCATACCAGCCTGCCGTGCCTCCATTACGGTTTTCCCCAGACTGGACGTAACAGCGCATGCCTTCCTGTCCTCCGTGCTAACCGAAGCGCCAAACGCCGACGAACAGACGGCGAGGGCAACCCCCGCCGCAAATAGCTTTAAGTGCACATCCACTCCCAAAAGTCGCTTTCGGCCTGAGTGTAACCAGCGGCTGAAAAGCGGGTTTCGGTCAGCGCTGCAAGTCAGCGCTTACCGAAGCTCTCCCACACCCAAGCGCATGCCCGCGCAAAGGAACCGCCCCATGGAATTAAAGATCAGCATCGACCTGGAAGCAGCACTGGCACAGGCACTCGCCCCCGAAAAGCTCCAGCCCATTCTGGACAAGCACATCATTGGGGCCATCACCGACGCCATTGATGACGCCACGGGCTACCGCAGCACTTTCCGCACCGCAATCAAGGAACAATTTGCTGGCGCACTGCCCCACGGCATCGAAATAGCCGATGTCGCCAAGTTCCAGCACGTATTGAATGAAGTTCTGCGCAATGCGGTTCACGGCCAGAACGCAGCCGCGCTAAACACCGCGCTGGAGAAGGCTGTCGCTAGCGTGATGCCCGACGTACCCGCCACGGTCAAGCTGTCCCAGCTGTTGGAGGATGCGCGACACGGCTTGCACGTCGAGGAACGCGAGGCGTTTTACGCGCTGTTTGAGCAACAGTACGGGTTCTCGCACATCTACCTTGATCGCGAAAAAAACAAAGGGAGCCTTTACGGCACCGGGACCAGCGAGACCAAGAAGTACGCCGCAGATTACAGACTTGATTTCGATAAGGAGGGCCGCTGCTACTCGATGAAGCTGGGCGGCAAGCAAATCACTCCTGGGAGCCTACCCAATGCTGTTGGCGGATTCGAAGCCACCCTGCTCGCCCTCTACGTCGGCCGCACGCGCCTCGAATTCGACATGGATGCGGACGACGTGGAATCGGCTGCTTCCGAGCAGTACGACGACTGATCCCCTGCACTGAGGAAATGACGTGGAATACCGCGAACTTTCGAACAAGGAAGTGAAGGTGCGCAAGCCGCATAAATGCGGCTGGTGCGCTGAGCGCATCGAAGCCGGGGAACGGGCGCAGGCGCGTTCGTACATCTGGGAGGACGGCCCCCAATCCGACCGCATGCATCCGGAATGCTACGCCGCGATGCTGAACTATCCCGAGCCGTCCGACCTATGGGACGGATGGATGCCTGGACAGTTTCAACGCGGCACCCAGGATGAAGCCTGACAGCCCCCCGCTCATGCCACGCGTGCGGAGCCGCTTACCGAGTGATCACTTCTTGCATAGATAGTTGAAAAGGTCACTTTTGCTCGACCCTGGGACGAGATCAAACCAATTCGACGGGGTGTTGTTGATGTCCCGGATCGAGGTTTCGCTTTCGCCCAACACACGCATCTTTCTGGCTTTGCAGTTAGTCTCGGTGCGCGTAAAAACAACGCTGTCGACACCGTCTCGCCTCGCAACGGCCGTGATGATTCCACCCTTCGTGGACTTCTCCAGCAAGTAATACTTGCCCTTATCACCCGGCATGCTTCGCGGGATGCGGACCTCAGCGGCAATGGACACCTGGGTAAGCACCAGCAAACCCACGGCGACACTCGCCAAAACGCTTTTCATTTTTTGATCTCGCTTGATTCGGCAGGACGTGGCACTCAACCCACCACGGAATCCTGTTTATAGCATTTTGTAACCCACCTAGCCTTAGTCAAGGCGCGCATCTACCAGGAGCTTCCCCATGGTCACCATGCTCATCCGCTTCATCGAAGAACTGATCGACATCCTCAACTTCGGCAATGCCATCAACAGGTAAACCACCGCATTTCCACGCTCAAAATGTCACTCAGGCCGCACCGCCACGTAGTCAATTCTAGGTAAAGACAAATTCCACCGCATTGACTATCTTCTGCCCAAGAAAAGAGGTGTTGCTGACAAAGTGAGTACGCAATGCAGAGCATTTACGCGTGGATGGGCGTGCCCGATGCCTTTTCAGGTATCGTGTCGACGACGTTGTTCGTCGTCGCTATCGCACCGTGGCTAGGAGGGGTCGAGATCGGACCTCTAAAGATTCCGAAATTGCCAGAAAGCTGGGGTTCAATTCCAAAGTTCGTCTCACCCATTTCGTTGTTTGTCTCCCTAGTTCTATACGCCCCTCTATTACCGTACCCAACCCTTCCGCCAAAATACGACGAATACACCAAGGACTTCTTCGCAGATCAATCGTCACAATTTTTGCTCGGCGCTAAACCTTTCAGACTTTCGGAAGGCGAGGCGGAGGAGATCAAAAAACTCCTTGGCTCACAAGTGCTGAGCGGCGGCAAAGTATGGGGCGAGATCCGCTTCGCAAGAGACGGAAGGACTGCCAGTTTCGGCCATCGAGGCAAGCCCAATGGAACCATCGTTATCCAAGGGCATGTCCGTGATCCGCAGAATCGTCCGGCATTCTCGAGTATCGGCGAATGGCGTGACTCCACAGGTAAATCGGGAAAGCTCATGTTTTCCTACACCACGACGACGCCATACAAACCCACTCCCGAGCTGAAATGGGGGGACAAATTCGACATGTGCACGGCTACGCAAGAGTGGAACTTTTTGCTGCCATACGACAGCAACATAAGTGCAGCGCTGACGCAGCAAACTTCGCTTAACTGAAACTATGCACAGCGGCGGCGCGCCACACTCGCGATTGCCTCTCCGGTCGCCCGCCACCGCTTAACCTCCGCGCAATTCTGCGCAGATCTCCATGCCTACGAATATTCCCGCCATCTGGTGGGGCCTGGCCCTGCTCGCCTTGGCGGCGGTGGCCCTGGTCCCCGCCTGCGAATACCTCAACCGCCGCTATGTCGCGGCCGATCCTTGGAAAGCAACATGAACGCAATCACTGCAACCGCGCCTGCCGCGCGCCGCCGCAAGCTGCCGTCCATCACGCAAGCCGTGTGCAAGCTGACCAACCTCATTGCCCCACGTGACCACGCAGGCCGAGGCAATTGGAACAAAGACGCGGACATTCCCGCTGTGTGGGCATGGGCCGCCGGTGTCGGCTTCGCGGGATTCGTCCTCTTCGGGCGCCCGATCCTCGGCTGGCTCCTGAGCTTCGCGATATGAACGGGATCGAATTCATTTTGCGGGATCGCGCCGGCTGGGTGCCCAAGCTGCCTATCCCGCGCAGCCGATTCCGCTGGGTTGATTCGAAGCCCAAGCCGCTTACCCGCTTGGAGGTCGCGTTCATCCGGTCCGTCAAAGGAGCGCTTAACAGCACTGAATTGGCCCATTGCTACCAAGTAACCCCGCAGACCATTCGCAACATCTGGGAAGGCCGCCGCCATCCTCTCCAACCCTCCGGAAAGCGGCCTGGCCGCCGCCCCAAGTCCCTCAAGGTGCCAGCATGACCGATTTCAGCGCCCCCGTGTCGTTCCGACAAAAGATCCTCAATAAAGAAATCAAGCGCGCCCACGCAATGCAGGTCCGGTATGAGGATCTGCACGTGGAACCCGGATTCAATCTCCGCGCCCCCATAGAACGCCTGGGCGGCAAGCTGCGCCAGCAGGCAGAAGCGGCCGAGGAAAGCTTGTTTCGGCACATCATGGCCGGGGGGCAGTACCCCGCACTTGAGGTTCGCCCCCGCGCCGAGGGTGGCGTGTGGATCGTTGACGGCCACCGCAGACACAGGAACATCGGGCGGGCAATTGCTGCCGGCGCTCCGCTCCAGGACAAGGAAGGCTTCGTGATGATCGACGTCGTTGCGTTCGAAGGCAACGATGCCGAGCGGACGAAGCGCGTTATTTCAAGCTCGAAAGGCCAGGGCCTGCTCACTCTGGAAACCGCCTTCGGCTATGCACGTTTGGCGCGATTCAAGTGGGACTGCGAACGCATCGCCGCCGAGGAAGGAGTCTCTTCCGTGTGGGTCGGCAAGCTCTTGACGCTGGCGAACGCAAATACCGACGTTCATGACCTCATCCTGGCTGACTTGGTCAAGCCCACCGTAGCAATTGCCGCAGTCGAAAAATATGGCGAGGCTGCCGGCGAGTTTCTGCGTAATCGGGGAAAGACCACTGTCGGTGACATCAAGGGCCGCCCCCTGCCCCGCAAGGTCGTGTCCCCGCTCATCAGCGGCGTTGATGCCTTCATCAAGGGACTGGACGCCAACCAGCGCGCCACCCTCCTAGATATCCAGAAAGGCCGCGTAGCCAGCGAAACCATCACTATCCCGGCCGCATCCCTCCTGGATCTGTTCCAGGCCCATGGCGCCGTCGAGACCGTCCGCGCCAAACGCGCCGAGAAGGCCGCCAAGGACGCCCAGCAAGCCGCCCCCGATACCCAGGCCCTTATCGCACTCGATCAGGAGAAATCCACCGCATGAACGCACCCGTCAGCGATCTCATGGGCGCAGCTTTGGGCACGTCAGTGACTCCATGCGCCGTCAATAGTAGGCCAGCCGCGTTCGCCCGTTCTGCAATCTGCCTCATCCAGTGATGAATGAACTCCGTCGTCATACGGATTCTGATTTTGATGTCCTGATAGAAGTCTTTGTCCGTACACGAGCCGATTTTTCGGTGGTCTTTGGTCTTTTGCTCAACTTCGGCCAACACCTGCGCCAGATCGCTGAGCATGTTGATGCCGAATGCGTCCGCGATCCTCTGTTTCGCGGCGATGATCCGATTATGAATGGGGGCCATCGATTCAGCAGTGGGCGTCCTACCGTTATCTTGCCAATTGGAAATTAGCCCCTCTAGCGCACGAGCGATCTGTTCCGTTTCATTCGCCATAGCCCAATTGAGCATTTCTCGACTTTGGACGCCCTCTCGCCGACGATCACGGTTCTGCCACCAAGGCACAGCAATAGCCAAAAACGCAGTGGCACAAGTGCCAATTGCGGACAGGGCTTCCCACCATTTGACCGATGTGTCTAGCGACGCAATCACGATTCCCCACATTACCCCGGCGAAACCAGCACCGAGAAACCATAAAACAAGCAACATCGCGACCTCGCCGTCAGATACCCAACGGAATTAGATCATGACCGACCAAAACCACACCGCCCCCGCCGCCCGCCCGCTCAGCGACGAGTACGTCAATGCGGTCATCCAGAAGTACGGCTACCAGAGCATCGAAGCAGTCGGCGCCCGCCTCTACCAATGGATCGGCCTGCACGGCGGCGAGAACGGCTTGACCCTCCTCATCTACGAGGCGCACAAGGCACTGTCCGCGCTGCGCGCCCCTGTAGCCGGGGAGGCGCAGCCGGTGGCGTGGCGTGCCCTCTGGACGCTGCCGACGCCCGGGGCGACAGCCTGGCGCGACACACGCAACGTAGCACCGCCCGACGAGGCAGAAATGCGCGCGAAGGGCTATAGCCTAGAGCTGGCGTTTGCCGCGCCCCAGGCCAGCAAGGCGGTGCGCATCCTATTCCCCTCCTACCTGCGCAAGATGTGGTCAGGCGGCGAGGTGCAGGCGTGGCTGGACAACTATCAGGGCATCACGCCGCCGACCGCCAGCGCTAAGGGAAGCCTGGAGCGCTACCGGAATTGGCGGGCCGAACAAGCCGAGGCAGACAAAGACGGCGTAAGAAGCAAGGGACGTCAATGACACTCACACTTGAACAGCACGAACTTCAACAGATGCTGGTGGAAGCCGCAAGGATCGGCGCGAACTACGCAATTGAGGACATGGTGTGCTACCACCTGAAAGATGCCTGCACGCGCCTTGGCGTCAGCTACAACACGCTGCAAAAGCGCATTCTCGAAGGGAAGATTCGCCCGGTGGACGGGCGTATTACCGGCGCGGAACTCCGTCGGTATCTAACCCAATCGCGCAGCAATGCTTGATGCGTGAGGGTTGTAGTAAACCATCGCCATCTTCGGATCGGTCCATCCAAACATTTTGCACAGGTCCAGCACGTCAATCCTCTTGGAAATCATCGTTGCTGCGGTATGGCGGCTGTCGTGGAAGGTAAATCCTTCCACCTCCGCGCGCCCCCGGTACTTCCTAAACAGTGCGTCCAGCGAAGCCGACTTGACGCCGAACACCAGATTGTCGTCCCACCCTTGCATTCTTTTCAGAATTGCGACCGCCCGCGTGGATAGAGGCACATCACGCGGACGGTCGCTTTTTGTTTTTGGAAGGTGGACATGCTGGTCGTAGACATGCTCCCAGGTCAGGCCGCAAAGCTCGCCGGCGCGCATACCAGTGCGAAGCGCCAGAAGGAAACAATGTGCGATGGCCTCGCCCATGCTGGCAACGCGGGCGCGACGGTCATACCCCATCGCGCGGAGCATCTTTCGAATCTCCCAGATATGTATCGTCCGTTCGCGGTGCTTGCCCTTAAGTGGCTTTCTGATGCCCCGACATGGATTTAGGTCAACCCACTCCCATTCAAGGCGCGCGGCCTCAAATACGGACGCCAGCAGGCTCAATTCGCGCAGCACGGACGAGGGGCCAACCTTTTTGCTTCTCGCGTCCCGGAATGCCGCAACGTGCTGCGGCGTGACCTTGGATATCGGAAGGTCCAAGGGTAGAAGGTAGCTTTCGAAGGCGGCCAGGCGAACCTGCTCCCACCGCTCGCCCTTTCGGAGAGGTGAAATCTCATCGCTGTATTTTCGCAACGCTTCGCGCAACGTGTGCAAGTCGCCGGCCGGTTTTGTGGCCTTGTCGCGGATTTCCGCCTCACGCCTAGCACCCCATTCGACGGCTTCGCGCCGCGTGGGTAACACCTGGCTATCGCGTTGGCCCAATAATTTGACCTGGACCCGATACCCTTTTGCCGTCTTTTGGATGCTTGCCAT